TTTGAATGAGAAGCTGACTACAATGAACCTCAGCTCTCAAGAGAAGCAGCAGTTGCTAACGATTGCTTCCAACGAGGGTATGGCGGCAGCCGATCTTGCCATGAAGGACCTAGTGAGTCAGAGGCAGACCGATGTCTCTTATGCTGACATAGAAAGTAGGGAAGGTATTGAGGCGGCTAAGAACGCACTGAGCGAGAGACTATCCCAAGCTGGTATCGATGCTAACGTAGCTATCCAGATCAACGACATTGCTTCTAAGGAGGGCATGGCTGCCGCTGACAGAGCCCTCAGAGATGTCATGAATAACAAGACCATCAAGTCACAAGAGGATATGTCGGAACTCGATAGGGCTAACCGGCTAGAGCTAACTCGTATTGATAATGCTGCGAGAGTGCGTGTAGCCACCCTTGGCAATGACGCACAGATTGAGATCGAGAAGATCAGGGCTAACTTCAACGTGGGTGCCCAGGCCCGAGCAGAAGTGAGCAGTGCTTGGGATAACCTCCAGCAGGGTATCGCTAACATTGACCCTAACGCCACTCCTGAATCTCAACGTGCTCAGTTCTCACGCCTTACCTCCTCCTTTGATGCTCGTATGTCCTTCTTAGGTATTAATAAGAGAACTGGTGAGTCTGTCACTCCAGGCTCTGGCACACCAGGCTCTGGCAACCCAGGGGGTCCGAATGTGGGAAACATTAATGTAGGAAACATTAATGTAGATCTACGTTGATACGTCAAGCCGTTCATAGGGACTCCATTAAGATCGCCTCACTCCTCCTAGAGAGCCTCAATGTTAACAGCGTTGAGCGCCACCTACGTGTCGATAAGATGCGACTGTTGGATCACGTTAAAGCAGTTATAGCGAGTGACAACGGCTTTGCCCGTGTAGCCCTATCGGACTCTAACGAGATCGTAGGGTGCTACATGGGGGAGCTCAAGCCCCACGCATATTGCGTAGGCTATATAGCAGCACAACTCGGGGTGTACATACATCCAGACCATCGCGGCAGTAAGGACTTCATCCTGATGTTCAAGTCATTTATAGACTGGGCTGAATCAAAGCCCGACGTGCTGTTCAAATCATTTACCACCAGCCAGATGCAACCTGGGCTCAAGAAGCTACTTGAGAGACACGGGTTCAACAAGGCATCAGAGGAGTATTATAGATTATGAGTGGGCTAATCAAATCAATTAAGAAAGCCTATAAGAAGACCTTCAAGTTCCTGAAGAAGGTCGTTAAGAAGGTAATGAAGAACAAGATCTTCAAAGCCATCGTCATCGCCGCTGCTATCTACTTTACTGCGGGTGCCGCTGCTGGGTTCCTGGCGGCTCCTGCGGGGGCGGGTTTAGCTGGCGCTGCTAGTGGGGTTGCTGCAAGTGGCAGTGCCATTGGTGGGGGACTAGGCGCTATAGGTGCGAACTTCGCTGGCAATGCCGCTATCATAGGTGGTGGCATAGGTGGGGCGTTAGGTATGGGTGGAGGGGCTGCGGGCACTACTGCTGCGGGCACTGCTGCACTCCCAGTACTCCAGAGTGGGACAGGGCTTGTCTATGGAGGAACCGCCGCTGCTGGAACCGCCGCTGCTGGTAGTGTTGCTGCTGGTACTGCCGCCGCCGCTGGGGGTATGTCTGCGGGTGCAGGCGCTGTGCTAGCCGCAGGTCTCACTACGGGGGGCATGATGCTCTCAGGGGCAGCTAAGGCTAAAGCTGAGGAAGAGGCATACGAGAAGGAGATGGCTGACCGACGTAGGAACGCAGGAACTGTCTTGAATATCGGTGACAGTATCGGAGGCTACGCAGGGGGCTGGGGACGTATGGCGACCAACCAACCACCCCGCCCTTCAACCACGTGGGCTTATGATGCCCAGAGTGATACCTATGCACTGAACCGAGGGGGCGGCTAATGAATATCCTAGATCAGATTAAGGGACGCCAGCAGGACGAACAACAGGTCGTGGCTGAAGATCAATACTCACGAGATAACGAGGTAGATGCAGGCGCATCAGCTCAGCAACAACGTGTGGGTCACCGTCAGCAGATGGAGCAGGTGGCCGATAGGGAACTACAGGAAGTAGAGGCGGGTCCCGAGGAACAGGCAATGGTATCCCAGATGGAGAAGGCGCTGCTAGAGATGGTGCATGGCGCCGATAAGTCTAACCAGGCATTGACCGCCATCATGTCGGCGCAGGACCCTGTGCATGGCATTGGGACCCTCGCCGCAGACATCGTAGGGGTGCTCAAGAGGCAGACTCCAGGTGCAACTGATGACGTGTTAGGGGCTATAGGTGAGCGTGCTGTAGAGGAGCTCACAGAGCTTCTGGAGATGGCTCAGCCTGAGATAGACCTGTCCGAGAATGACATGGCCGAGGCGTATGCGATTGGTATAGAGAGCTACATGGGGGCCAACCAAGGCGACTTTGATGAAGACGAACTAAGGGGGTTTATGGCCGATGCCTAGATACTCAGAAGATCCAAGAAGACCAGTGCGCTATGGCTTCGGTCAGGCTTTAGGTGATGCGATACAAGGAGCCGGTAAGTACTACGGCGATGTTGCCATCCAGAAGAAGAATGCCGAGGCGTTAGCTTTAGCGCGGGCTGAGAAGGTTGCGGATAGAGATCTGCTCCTTGGGCAGAGAACTAAAGAGAGAACGGAGGATCGAGCTAACGTCGTAGCGGATCAAGCTACCGCTCGTGAGTTGCAATTAACTGACCTAGAAGCTGCTCGTGAGTTGCAAATAGCTGACCGAGAAGCTGCTCGTCTTGCCTTGGAGACAAAGGAAGAAGGGGATGGAGCCGTAACAGAGACCTTGTATCTTGATGAGGCGGGTGTGGCAGTTGAGCCTGGGACTAAAGGGGCTGTGCCAACTATGGTTCGCCTAAACAAGGATGGTGCACGTATTGGTGTCATTGGCGCTGACCCTGACTACGGTATTAATCCAGAAGGGTACTATGTCAAGCTCAGTGCTGGCGGTAAGGTGACTAGTGCAAAGCAACGGACTGAAGCTCAAACCAAGATGAAGCTCCACAGCACCAGTATGGAGGAAACGTATAAGGGTCTTGAGAAGTCCCTAGCGGATGGCTATGACTTAAGCTCGGCCACTGCCCTCACGGATAGAGTCGCCGCTAATATCGGATTCGGTAACTACCTAATGACCGAAGAAGGACAGGTGTTCAATGTCAACGCTGAGCGGTTCGCTGAGTCACTCTTTAAGGGTGAGTCGGGCGCGGCTGGTTCAGATGCTGAAGCTGCTCGTTATCGCTCCTTCATCCCTTTGGCTGGTGATAAACCTGAGACCATCAGGGTTAAGTTATCTATTATGAAAGTCTCTCTGAATGCGTTTAGTGAGGCTGCTGGTGAGGGTGCGACCCGTAACACCGCTGTAGATATTGCAAGGTCCGCAGCCCTCACTGCTGCCCGCGCAAATGGGCTTAAAGAGGTTGGTGCGTTCAAACCCAACGAGGCCGTGCTGGGCGACTCTAAGCGAGTCGAGGGGCATAACTGGGAGTTTGGAGCAGAAAGCCCGCCGCCTATGTCCACTGAGGAGGCGGATGAGTTAATAAACAGATACCCCTCAGCCAAATTAGACTTCAATAAGGGAGGCTCTTACTGATGAGTAGACGAGATGACTTGTTAGCATCTCTAAGGGTGGCTGACGCATTAGCAACCAACCCAAACACACCCCCTGAGGAAGCTCGGAGAGCACGCGAGGATGCTCAAAAGCTAGCTGATGCAGTCCGTAGTGAACCACCTGCTGGATCATCTAGCGAGCCCTCGGGGTTCTTCGCTCCTGGGCAGAGAGCTGCCAACGCTGTTGAAGAAGGAGTCCCAGGACTTGCCGCCTCAACGGTAGAAGCTGCTGGGGACTTTGGCCGTGGGGCATATACTGGATTCAGAAACATTGGTACTGACGTTGGTAGACTGGTTGCTGACTTTAACGGTGATGAGGATGTACTGGCAGGGCTTAACAAGCTGAAGTCGGATCGCAAGCTAGCTGACGCTGAATACCAGAAACGATCTCCTTGGGCCTATGGTGCAGGGGATATTGTCGGGGAGGGTATTGCTCTAGCTCCTTTAGGGGGCCTCTCAGGGGGCCTCATTAAGGGCGGCCTTAGTGCTGCTGGCAGGGCATCAACAGGATGGCTGGCTGCCGGTGGCACATTAGGGCTAGAAGGGGCAGCCTCTGGCTTCCTGACATCAGAAGGTAAGGGGGAGGGTTCCCGCCTCACTGATGCTGCTATTGGTGCAGGAGCGAATATCGCTGGTGGTGCCTTATTAGGTGGCGCTATGGATGTGGGTGGTGGATACATACGGGCCCTCGGGAGATCTAAGTCAGGCATCGAGGATACTGTTAATGCCCGTATAGATGAGACCATAACCCCACGAGTTCAAGAGGCTGATGAGTTTGGTGGCTATACTATCGATGGTAATACTGCCGCCGCTACCCGTACCTCCCTTCAAGAAGTGAAGGACATGCGGAACGCGAATGACATTAGCTCTGACATGATTGAGGACTTCATTGCAGATCAGGAGGAGGCTGTCACAGCGCGGGCTACTCTGTTCGTTGAACAGTTCGGTGAGTCAGCAGGGAAGACCTTCTCTGATGCTAATAGGCTACTAGCTGAGTCGTTAAGTTCATCTCGCGATAAAGCTAAGGATGCCTACGTTGAGGCGTATGAGCGGTTAGATGAGCTGGCCCTTACCCAGAACTATATCCTCCCTGGTAAGGACCAACTCGCGACTGGTGTCTCCCGTATGGATATCCCTGTGGCGTCCTCTGTCGGCCCAAAGGTCCAGGAGATATTCCAGAAGTATGGCGTCAGTGCCAACGTCACGGCGAAGGACTCCGTGGAGTATCTGGCTAAGAGAGTGGGGGGTCCTGGCAAGCAGCTCACCTTTGGCACCTCAGAGCAATTGCGTAAAGAGCTAAACGCATTCTATGGTAATGGCAAACTCAACAACGGAGATAAGCAGGTTATTGAACAAGCTAAGGAGCTCCTCGATGGTTTCATTGATGGTGCTCTAGCTGATCCTAAGATTGGAGGCTCTGTTACTCAAAGAGCTGCGGTCACAGCAAGGACCCTACGGGCTGAGTTCAGTCAAAACTGGGATGAGAAGTCCGTCATCAACATGATTGCCAACAGTGCTGGAGAAGGTAAGGGCCCAAGGATTGCGATGGATCAAGCGATCACTAAGCTGACGAAGGGTCAGGACACCAGGAACCTGAAGACTGTTAAAGCTAGGCTGATGGGTATGGAAGGAGGAGATGAGGTCTGGAAGAGTGTTCAACAAGCCCCTCTACTACAAGCCCTCGAAGCTGCCACTGCGGGTACGGGTAGAGCAAGGACTAAGGGGGGTGGTATCCCATTTGATGGGAAGAAGTTTGAAGCCTCTCTCAAAGGGACCATACACCCTGACGCTCAAGATACCCTATGGGAAGGTGCTACCTATGGGAAGGACTTCATCAACCGCGCTGCTAAGTCTTGGCAGATGCGAGATGTGACAACCCTCGGGGGCTTTCGGGACAACCCATCGGGCTCTGGCTTACTGCTCCTTTCTTCGCTCCGCTTCCTGCCCTCAGGTGGTAAACGTAACGCAGCGATGATCGCCACGGCTGTGCTCCCCAAGGTTACTGACGTTGGTATAGGTCAGCCTAGAAGACTCGCTGCCGTCGGTAATATGACAAAGGGTGAAGTGAGTGAGAAGGTGCGATACCAGATGGAACTGGAGGCTTATGACGCTGCTGAACAGACCTACCGTGCAGGTGGTCTTAAGGCGGCTGAAGGGTTCATCGATGCCTTCGCACAGCAATACAAAGGTGGTGGTACTCGTCGTTATGAGGAGATGCTCCGTAACATCGTTAGGCGAGGAATCGTCTTTGAAGACTCTGACCAAGAGTAGCCGTTAAAACCCCACCATAGGATCTTCTCTATGGTGAGGTAAGTGTTTCCTCGGACCCCCCTTCAGGCTATATGCTTGTTGGGGGTTTTATTGCTGCATCCCTGTCTTCTAGTTCAGCCTTACGTCCTAGCTCAACACCGGCTAGTGCATTCGTCAGGGCTGCGTACTGCTCCTCCTGTTGTTTCAGCTCTCGCTGTAACATGATGAGGTTCTTGAGGACACTCGTGACCTGCTGGTCTATACCTTTCAACTGATCTGCTATCTCACTGCTCATGGGTAGAATATCTCCACTGGTTTCTGACTGATGTTCATTACGTCCACATGGAGCCAATCGATGCCCATCTCCAGTCGAACTGGATACGGTAACTCAAGTTGCCCACTGAGGACTGCTGATCGTACTTCTTCTGCTTCCCAATCACCGACAGCGTCGATAGCCATGCCCCAACTATGGGCTGACCCTACTGACCACCAGGGGCTGTCTGCGGTGCGGATACCGGACCACTCACGGTTACCCCCTGAGTGCCAGTTGTTGACAGTCATAGGGGCGTCTAACCATTCCCTGATGACTTCCAAAACGGCTAGCATACGAGGGTCGAGGTAACGAATGGACTGCTCTCCATACTTCTGGAAGAGGGAGCGGGGCACGAGTTCCTGTGGGATGAAGTGCTTCATCTTGAAGTCGCTCATTAATCCTGCCCCGCTAGTAGTCCATAGCTTTTGGCGACATCCCACTGGCGTGGGTTTACATCGTTGAGCTTCAAGTTAGTCTGCACGGGCGTTGTGGACTGAGGAGCTTTCAAGTGGGCCACTAGTATGTCTAAGTAGTGCTGGCACTTCTCCAAATCTTCCAACCCATCCTTATGCTTATAGGGGTATCTGGTAATGTATTTAATGATGTTGCCTGGGATGTAGCCGATGCCATTAGCCAGTATGTATTCCACCGGCTGGATCGGCAGGTCCTTATAGTGAACCCCACCAACTTGTGTGTCTAACGGGTTACTTGGCACTAGGGCGTCCTCTCGTATCAGTAGCTGTGATCTCCAGTAGTCTGTCTAGGGAGAACCGTTCCAGTCTCTTGTCTCTGTCTAAGTTGATCATCAGGTTGCTTGCCTCCAGTATCTGCTTTATCTGTGTGAGATTCTTTACCTTGCTCCAATCCACGCGCGCCCAGAACCCTTCTGTCACGGGTTGAGGGGGAGCGGGCACTCTTAGTAATCGAGGGCTATTGGGTTCCATAGTAGGACCTCCTTTGTCTTAAAGTTGTAGTGGTGGTGGTCTAGGATCTTAGCCATCCGAGCGTTCTCCAGTGCCTCGCATTCATCAGCTCCGACTGAAGCAAATGCGTCGAGTACGCAGTCCCACATCTCAGGCATGTCACATGCAATGATGTCAGTTGCATACTCGGACGTTTTGCCCACACCACGCGCACCCCCAAACCCGTCCGTTGGATCTCCCACGATGGTCTGCCACATGTGGAACGCAGCCGCTTCCTGTTGAGAGATTTCCAAGACACCCAGCTCTGGTCTGCGAGGATTGAAGAGGAGCCCTGGCACTGTACGCAGGTCTTTGTCTTCGGATACGATGATGCGTCTTCCAGATACCAAGCTAGGGTGCGTCGATAGGATTCCCAGAACATCGTCAGCTTCGAGAGAATCCCTCTGATAGCATGTATACTCATTGGCTAGATACTCCTTCAGATCAGTGAGCAGGACAGGGCGGTTACTCCTGTCACGGTCCTTGTAGTTATCCCTGATGTTGTAGCGCCAGTTGTCCAAGGGATCAGTGAGGCACATGATCGCCTCGTCTGCCTTTAGGTCTTCCATCAGGTGAGCCACACGGGTATCGAGTTCCTTACATGCCTCCTCAAAGTAGGTCCATGTCCCCCAAGGGGAGGTGCTCTGGTGTGTCGCTGATACTTGGAATGCGAAGATGTCCGAGTCAAGCAGTAGGGTGGTATTCACTCGGCACCCTTGATGCATCGATAGTACTCCTCAGCATCCACCTTCCTCTCCGTCTCGCTGGGGACCATCAACCTGTGGATGAACTGCGTGGTCCACCCAGGGTTGAGGTAACAAGCCCCGACTACATCCATAGAGATATGTGTGCCGAAGTGCTCAAGAGCGGTGAAGAGCTCGCCTCTAGCTAGCGTGTCGGGTGTCATCGTGAACCGCTCGTAATTCAGCTTAGTACTGCCATGCTTCTTACTCGCGCAGACATCCTTGAGTTTCACCTCAAGGTCCTCGTTACCAGCAGCGGGTTGGCCGAAGGTACAGGTGTAGTCAGCAGGGGTCACAGTGTTCTGCAGCAGGGCTAACACCCCACCCCACCCATGCCCCGTGTAGACTATCTTGCTCACCCTCCGATCAGCCATGTACGCCGATGTGTTCCTCTCAAGTATCGCCTCAACGACAGCACCAGATAGGTAGGAGTGAGCAGCCAGGACATCGCCAGCGATGTCGTAACTGTTGTCCCTGTCAGTGGTGTCCACAGTGGTCTCGTAACGGAACACAACGAACAGGATGCCGCTGTGCTCTATCAGGTCGAACCCCACGTCCTCTATCGATGACTCAAAGCGAATAATAGTTTCCCGCTGTCGTAAGCCATACAAGACATACGCTGGCATCCAGCATAGGCGGGCCGCTATGACTGCTGTTGGGTTGATCATATGCTATCTCCGAGTTCTGGGTGAATACGTGTGACGTTGTTAACGTCATGAGTTGTCATCGTGTCGTACCCATTGACCCCCATAGTCACGTCCATAATGTAACTACCTAGATCGTGTATCTCACTGTCGGGGTCGAACCCATCTGGTCCGAAGTCGATCTCTACGAGGGCGTGATTCTCGCCATCAGCAGTAATACTAATCATCACCTTATCTACCATCTCTCCTCCTAATGGGTGTCGAACCACGTTGCCCCTATTGCCCCTGTGCCATCTAATGGACATCTGAAGTTGTAGTACTGCTGTACTAGGGGGAACGCCTTAATTGCTATCTCGCTGTACTGCTCAGCATACTCAGCCATCACTTCTGTCTGTGCCTCATCATGGACGTTAGCTACGTACTCGTAATGACCAACTACTGATGGATGCTTCCATTGGTAGGGGACTAACCCCGCCTCCTGACACAGCTCATCCACGATGACTAACCACTGCTTCATCAGGATGGCCCCACAGGACTGCAAGAGGAAGTTGAAAGCTGAGTTGCCCTTCGCCTCAAGTCTTCTGCCGTCAAGCGCAATGAGGTGCCCAACTCTCCTAGACTTCTCTTTGACTCGTCTGATAAGTTCACTGAGGGCAGGGATAGATTTCGAGATACGGACTCGGCTTCCCTTGCCAAGTACCGTAACTGCTGCTGTAAAGCTCTTACTTCCCGACTCACCGTACTGGGTGTGGAAGCGGAGGCGCTTGTCTGCAGGGAAGTCCTCAAGGACTGTGATTCCAAGTCGGAAGTCTTGAGCCCCGTAGAGGAAGGCGTAGATCCAGGTCTTGGCATTAGAGCGGTGGTTGAGTCCGATGGCGAGTTGGTTCTTTGTATGTACGTCACCTTCGACAATCTCTCTCGCATACTCTCCACCATCAAGAGCGGCGACATAGTGCCCGAGACACCTAAGTTCCAATCCTGAAGCATCGTTGCCGCACAGGAGATGGCCCTGTGGTACGCCGAATAGGCTTCGAGCGTTGGCTCCATAGCGCCCCTTGAGACCCCAGAGTGCCTCTCCTCCCGCGCCATGTTTAACCCCTGGAACTTGTCCGAGGTTAGGACTACTGTGTGAGCATCTCCAAGTATTTGTGCCCATAGCATCAATTCTTCCGTGAATTCTTCCACTTGGCCTGACTGCCCCAAGCCATGCTTTCTTGCCAGCAGCCAGTTGACCTGAGAACTTAGAGAGGCACATATAGTCAAGCAGTTGGGGGATACAGGGGTAAGGCAACGAAGATACTGTTGACTCATCGAGAGTAGCCTTTCCATCCGCAGTAAACGCTGTTGGTTGCCAGCCGTAACGCTTCTTGAGGTAATATTCGATATGATCTGTTGAGCCTGGGTTGAATTCGGTAAGCTTAACCTTTGATAGAGGTACATTAGCGAGGTAGCCCGCCCCTTGATTGCCCCGCTTAGGGATGAACTTAGCTCCTCGCTTGTAGAATGGGGGGAATAACTCTTGTAGTTCATTCTCTATATCCTTTAGCTGCTGAGAGACATCTGCATGTAAGTTAATGGCTTCGTTCTGGTTGAACGTAAACCCCTGACGTTCCTGCCGACTCATGAGATGTTGAAACCTGTTGTCTAACCGATGACACTCCATCGGATGCACGACAAGGTTCTTGTCAGCCAGTATCAACTTGAGGAGCTCAACCGTGACAGCCACATCCTGGACACAGTAGTCCTCCATCGCTGGTGTCCACTTAGACCAATCAGTCGTGCCATCACCACCAGCTAGTGAGCCCTTGAGGATGCCTAAGCGATAACCCCACGCCTTCAACGAATGCTTGCCAACGAGCTGTAGCTTGGCGAAGTCAGGATGGCGTTTGCCCTTAGCCATTGCCGAGAAGTCCATGTTGCGGATGTCTCGATAGATAGCCTTAGCCATATCGATAGTGTCGAACATGGCAGAGGGGTAGGGGTTGAAGTCGGGGTAGAGCTTCTTCAGTGCGGGGTAGTCAAACCCGTGCCCGTAATGGAAGTAGAGTTCGTCAGCTTGGTTCATCAGTACGATGGCTGTGTCAATCTCGCCTGCCGTCTGTGAGTTGTAGCGGTGGTACGTTTCTTCTTCTAGGTTGTACAGAACGATGCAGTGGACCTGAGTGCATACATCTAAGAAACCATCGGTCTCTATGTCGCCAACTAGTCTAAGCATAATGCCTCCTTAGAATTGCTCCCGCTGATCAGTGAATGGGCTACTACCCCCCTCCTTGCCAGGCCACACCCAGTCATTGTCAACACTCTGTAGGCCCGTTAGGGGGTCGTACAGCAGCGTTAAGGTCTTGCCGGTTGAGTTGCCAGTGAAGCGGTCCTTGAGACACCTGAAGCGTCCTCGGGCTCTCTCCTGTGTATCCTCGGCTTGCGTGTTTCTCTCGATACCAAACATGAAGTGAGCCCAGTAGCCAATAGCTCGGGAGCCCTTGAAGTGCCGTACAAACACCCGCCCCCCTTCTTCATGGGGTGTGCCATCAGGGGTGCTCAAGTGACTGATCACATAGAACATCACGCCGAGCTTCGCGGCTAGCCCAGCCATGTCAGCACAGACCCCTTCGAGCATCCTCCGTTCATCATCAGCGTGAGCCGCGAAGGCAGTCAGGTGATCGATGTAGAAGTGGCGGTAGCCCATGTGAGCGAGGAGGGTGATGTCTTGAGATACGGTAGCCCAGTCAGCAGATCCCCAGTGGTCGTAGATGTAGGCATCAGACTTCTCAAGGGCGTTGAAGCTCTGCTCAAGATCATCAGGCACCCACCCCGCATCGGGGATGTGGAAGCGGTGCCCAGAATACTTGCCCGCGAGACGCTTAGCGGTCTCCACGGGGTGTGATTCAAATGAGAACATAGCGACCTTCTCACCCTCAGCAATGTCACGAGCTGCCTGCTGGGTGAAGAAGTCAGTCTTACCAACCCCCGTACCAGCGCCAAAGAAGTACACCTCGCCGCCCCGACGCCCATAGGTCCAATCGTTAAGCTCAGGGAAGATCCACGGTATCCCCTCCACAGGGGGTGCCATGACTTGAACCTTAAGGGACTTGAAGCTGATGAAGCGGGCTGGGGTGTAGTCCTCCGCTCTCCAGATGCAGTTGATGATGCCCTTGATATCGTGGGCCTTCAGCATCTCGTTAGCATCCTTGAACCCTGAGGGGGCGCAGGCGATCTTAACCTTGCCGTAGGCGAACAGCACGGCGCATTCCTCTGCGGCCTTCCGACCTGGTTCATCGTTATCGAACCACAGGATGATCTCCTCAAAGCTGTCCAGCCATTTGTACGCATTAGTGAGACTCTTCACGGCACCTGCCGCACCATTGGGGAGTGACACAACGGGGTATCTATCATCCTGCGCGGTGGAGACTGACAGGGCATCAAACTCACCCTCAGTGATAACCACCTTACGCCCACCACTGGGCCAGCGATCTTGGAACACTAAGCCAGCAGCCTTGGTGTCACCGATGTAGCGGAAGTCCTTGTTGGGCAGACGTATCTTGGTAGCCGCGTGGCCCCGTCCGTCACCATAGGGGACCGAGACGAGATGGGCGGACTGCCCTTGATACTCGGCTACCGCATAACGTAACTTCTCCATCGTCTTCAGGGGTATCTGACGGAGCGCCTTGTGACTACTAGGGACAGGAGGGGGAGCGCCACGAGGTGCCATTGGCGTGGCTTCCTGTGTCTCCCCCTCCCCACCACTACCTGGCGGGATGTTCTTGTTACAACTAAAGCAGTGACCCCATCCATTCTCTTGAACCGAGAACGCATCACTGGACGAACACTTAGGACAGGGCAGGCTCATTATTACGACTCCAATAAACTGATGTGGACCCGCACATATCCAGGTTTGGCGACACCGATGCGGGTGAATCTTAAATCTGCGATCTGCGAATCATCCTCGTACACAGAGCCTGTGAGAGAATCGAGGAGGCACTTACCTAAGTTATCAAGGTCGCGCACCCTGTTGTCGGGCAGCATGACTTCGATAAAGACCTGGACTCTCTTTGGCTTAGCAATGGTGTGGGAGCCCTCACGGAGCTCCCTCAGGACATCAACAACGTGCTCTCTATACTTGACACCAGGGGTCTTAATGAAGCGTGTGCCGCTCCTTGTGATCCCGTAGTAGTTGTTAATGCTGGGTGGGTATTTGAGATGGAGGATGAAATGAGCAGGTCCCTGAACAGGGAAGTCTGTCATTTAGAACTCATCATCATCTTCGGTGGTAACGGCAGTGGGTGCGGTGGCTGCTTCAAATGAATCAGCAACATAACCACCACCGACAATACCGAAGCCGAAACTACCGGCAGTACGATTGCCACCACCACCCACTGCTTCAATCACCTGAACGGCATTGATCTGGAGTGAGAGCCCCGCCTTCTTCAAGCCTGGCGCACAGAAGGGCATCGCCCGTACCGCAACAATAATCTTCGAGCCAGACCAGAGCGTCATATCCTTACGCATGGGCGACTTGCTCAAGGGAGGGATAGGGGCACCACTTGAGTCATACAGGGGTAGCTCACGCTGCCATGCTTTCTCTCTACCTGATTTATCTGTCGATACACCTGACGACTTACTCTTAGTATTGAAGATCACCAGCCCCGTCTCATCACCATCATCATCGTAGTCAGGGTTGAAGGGGGTATGCATCTCAAGATCATCTAATGCAGACCTGAGGCCAGCCTTAGCTTTACCAGTAGCCGCATCAATCTGTTTGGTGAGAGATTCCTTACCATCTGCGAACGCTTGCTCACAGAGCTTGGTCATCACCTTGATGAACTCACCCACGTTGTCCCCTTGGGTGACGATAGGTTTCTCGCGAGGGACAGTGGTGGTGACGGTCCAATCAGCGGTGCTCTCGGGGTCAAGCTTGACGCCCGTCTTGTAGTTGGAGGTGCCCTTGTATTCATCTGGGTTGATCAAGGCGGGGTATACTGCGATGCCTAAGGGGAGGGTGGCTTCTATCTTCATTGCATTCATGTTGTTCACTCTTTGGGTGTGTCGGGGTGATTGTCGATGCCATCCATATCAACTTCGGCAGCCACCATAAGACGTCTAAGACGCCACAGACGGAGAACCTTCTCAGGTTGATATCCAGCGAATTCCATTAACTTAATGGTGCTGGTACTTATGTCATTCGTCCTATCGAACTCCCGTTTAGCATCCCTAAGGACTTCTCGGGATTCACTCGGGCTGTATTGAACGACGTTGAAACCCGCTCGTTGATGGAAGGCCCGTATCTTCATCAGGCCATCAGCCTTATGCTCTGCGTAGTGGTCAGGGGGTGCTTGCTTGAAGCTCATTGCGACTCCTTGAAGAGCGTGTCCCATTGGTCAGGCAGGAGCCCTGTCATGATGAACTCACGCTGGTCGGGGTTGAGGGTGGGGAAGGCATCCTGCACAAGGACCCCCGAACGCCAATCGTGGATGGCGGCAGAGAACGCCATGATGGGCATGGGGATGGTGGTAGTGTTGCCACCCACTACGACGTGAGTAGTGTCGTTAGTAGCTCTGGTGGCGGTGTAGGTGATGGGGTTGGATGGGGCCATGTTACTAATACCTCTGTCTAGCTAGGGTCTCGTGGGGTGGGTGTCAGGATGCGTTGCACCTTGATCGATGTTTCTGCCCAGGCCGCTTCTGATACGATGTCCTGTATCGCCTTGAGCTGGTCCTGCAAGGTCTTTACATACTCATGGCTGTAACCATCTTCATCATTCATCTTCCACCTCCACTGGGGGTATATGCATCCATAGCTCTACCTGCTCACTAACGTCCGGTTCCTCCTCCCCACCTAATGCTAGATAACTACTGTTGATGTACAGACAGGCAAAGATCGGGGAGTCATCTTCGTACTGTCGGCAGTAGACATAGCTAAAGTCATCGGGTGGGGACTCACTGGGGGACCAGGGGTATATAGGGTTGTCACTGAGGACGTAAGCATTGAGATACTTGTTCATGGTGGTATCCTTAAGTGTCTTTTCGTATTCTTCTTCTAATAGCCCCCTTTATATAAACTAGGGGGCTGTAGGGGGTTTGCTAGGAGAAGAAGAACTCACTGTTTAAGACACCTGACAGGTCCAACGAGCCGCGTGACGGGGGCGGTCCGATCTCGACTTGGACATCCTCGGGTAGCTCCAGGTAGAACTCTAGGAGCCAGTCGGTTTGATACATCTTGAAGAACTCATCACGACAGACCTCGAAGAGAATACCCGCTTGCCCCATTGGCACGGCGAAGCTGTCGTGGATCATTGCGAACGACTTCACCCCCAACTCACTCAAAGCGTTAGTGGTGAAGCATAGGTGTGACGCATCAAGTGAGTGGATGAAGTTGGGTGCGATACCCAGTTGCTGCTCCTTACGCTGCACGCCAGCCGGTCCTTGTCGCTCTGTGAATTGGATGGGCTTGGAGTCGTAGACCACCTTGAACCGGCGGGTGTTGTATTCAAAGTAGTCCTGCCTGACGGGGAGTCCCATTGGGCTCGTCCACTCACTGATGGTGTCAAGGTCGGTGGTGTCCTGCGCCTTCTGCCGCGCTGAGGCCTTGAGCCAGGACATGACCGCATCCGCTGCGCCTGTGATGGTGCTGATAGATTCATCAATGCAGTTAGACATAAAGGCAGCGTGGGCGCCCGTGGTCCCTGCTTGGTACTCAATGTGCCCCCGACGAACCTGCTTGCGGGCGTAGTCCTGGACCTGATTCCGCATCCCATTAGCGGTGACACCGTAGGTCTTGCACATCACGGGCAACTTGCACAGGGCACGGGTGACCTTGGTTAACCAGTAGACACTCAAGGGGTCCTCTGAGGCGTGGAGGGCGGCAGTGGCAGCTTCAGCCGTTGCCATATAGATATCCTGACGGGTGCCATCAGGGTGGGGCAGGACGTTCACCGCTTCAGCCAGATGTTGATCGCCTGTGAGGGCTGCGTAGTGCTGGAGCCCCGAGCAGGTCCCATCGAGGGCCATCGGTGTGTGACAGATATACTCACGACCCAGTAGGTCATACCCTTGGAGATCGAAGCAGACCTGGAGGAACTGGAAGGGCTTGTCAGCCTTCATCCAACCTCGATAGAGCATGGGGTCGGCCGCGAAGGTCAGGTACAGACTGAGGTTCGCTTGGGTCGCGTCGATCCGGTCCTGTAGTGAGCCCTTGTCGTTGCCCCAGCAGTTTTGAGCGTGGACGAACAGGTACGCCACACCTTCTTCCCCTAAGGCCATGCCCTCGGCAAACTCGATCAACGCACGTCCACCATCGTCACCTTGAGGGTTTATAGAGCCAGCCCCTGATGTGGGGTAGACCCGCCCCCGTGAATCCAGGTTATGGACGTAGTAGATCTTCTCGTCGTGGAGGAGGATCTCAGCGAGTCGTGCCTTCTGCGCCTCAGCGAACTTTAAAGAAGTGTTAGTGTTGATGTAGTCGTAGACCTCCCGCCGCTCTCCCTGACGCACTTGGGCCTCCTTCGTCTTCATCAAGGCACCACACAGCCCACCACCCCAATCGTAGACACTGTCTGGCACCTCGACCCGCTCAGTGTTGGAGGTGCCTGCCAGACCCCGCCCCACGCATTCCTTCCAGATGGCGTAGACCCGCTGGTGGATTCTCCAGGGTGTGGCTTGGATGGCATTAACGGCGCTCATGGGCACATCAAGATTGGCGGCAGCCAGCTTCGGGGAGACCTTAGCTACCCTCACGAATTGACTGGGGTGGAGGTGTTGGAGGAGGTATCCACCATCATGCATATCAGTCCAGGGGTAGGGTGGTACGACCATCGGCAGATGAAACGGGTAGGCTAGCTGGTTGCTCCGCATGGCATCCATCCCCCACTTTTGCCCATCGTCAGTGAGCCGTACATGCTTGATTGAGCGGCCTTCCTTGAATTGGGTGTGGGTTTCAAACAGGCCCGTATGGTCACAGAATAGCTCGATCAGGATGGTGCCGATAGCGAGGCGCTGGTGCTCGGTGAGGGTGACATCGATATGCTCAATCGTTAGGGTCTCCTCAAGGAGCTTCTGGCGGGTGTAGGTCCGAGGTGACCAGTTGAGACGGCGGGTCAATCGCTTGAACCCCTCGCTATCCCGCGACTCGTATAGGTGAGCGCCGAGTGCTATCCGCAGTTGCTCTGATAGGTTCTTAACGAGCGCATGGTAGGTGAGTTGCTCCTTGCTGATCGAGTCCACTAGCGTGCGGTAGACGATCAACGTCGTGGCATCCAAGGGGAGGGCTACGAGGACATCATACGCACCGCTCTTCCTCAGCTTATCCGCCTCCTTCGCCACCCAACCTGCCAGGGCCACTGAGAAGGTCTTGGCGGCAAACAGGCGTCCGACTAACGCTTTACCCCCTGCGGTCTCGCTCAAGCCACTGCGTTTGATGGTTTCACTCAAGCGATCCCGCGCTATCCCTGCGGCTAATTCCTCTAGTTCCCGTTCCCGATCAAGGCGACTCTGTGTCATATAACTGCATTCTCGTAGATAGATGAATAGGTGTAGGGGCAGAAGTGTGCCCCTTTAGTCCGCAGTTGTCTAGAGGTTTAACCCCAGGTCAACCAAGTGATTGCCTATAGTGGTGAGGGCTGCACGCCGCTCTTTATCGTATGCGTAGAGCATATAGTGGCGGCGAGTGACATCCGCAGGGGAGTGATTTAGGAGCCCCGCAATGACATCGTAGGGCACACCCAACGAGCCCGCTAATGTCGCGCAGGTGCGTCGGTAGTCGTGGGGCGCAGCGTGGGGAATCTTCGCGGCCACTGCGAGTTTCTTCGCGACGAGCGCCATGCCGGTCGCGCCACACTTGAATATCTTATGCCCTGGGGCTGTCGTGGCAACTAACGGGGTCAATAGGATGAGGGCCTGGGGGGAGAGGGGGACGGCGTGGGCATGTCCGTTCTTGGTGGTCCCGAAGCGGATCTCACGCCGTTCCAGATCAACGATGCCCCGCTCTAGGGGGTTATCGCCACCCATAGGGGTCAACTCACGGGTCTCCCCAGGGCGCAGGGCGGTGAGGAGGATGAGTTGTAAGCAGGCGACTGTGTTGGGGTTATGGTCCTCCTCAGCCATCGCTTTGAGGAGCCCTTGCAGCTCGTAGTCTAGGAGGTGGCGGGTCTTGGGGTTCTCCTTGGTATGTGGGATACCGTAGACCGGATTGTCGGTCACAAGGTCCTCTTCCAGGGCCCACTTGAACATTGAGCTTAGGGCTGACTTGGTGCGGTTAGCTTGGACGGGGGTTTTACGCCGCATCTCTCTGAGCGCCTCTCTGAGCTCCATACGGGCGGTGTAGAGTGTCGCCGTGCCATCGATCAGGGTGCTACGGGGATTCAGGAGGAGATAGCGATAGATTCTATCGAGCCACAGCTCGTAGTTCCGATGCGTCCCTGTAGTTAGTTTCGCCGATGCATGGTCGGTTAGGAACCAGGCGACAAGCTTGGGGTAATTGATCTCTAAGCTGAAAAGGCCGCTAGGGCCCTGATTTAACAGTCGTTCAGTCAACATATGATGCTCCTAAGGTTAAAACCTTAAGAATATCAACAAGTTATTGGCTCCCCGACGTGGACTCGAACCACGGACCCAATGATTAACAGTCAGAATAACCAACTGCATTGACTTGTTTATATTCTTAAGAGGGCAAGCCAATCCTGCCCTTCAGGTATATCTCAATCAAGCTCGTGTGAGCTCTTGTAGGGGACTTTACATCAAACCTAACCCATCCTACAAGCTAAACTTTTAAACCCCTGTAAGGGGCTCTCAGATGCGTCTGAGGGCATATCTGCAGTAGGGCATATAGATACACAGATGAGAGGCCCTGGGTGGAGCAGGGGTGGTAACGAATACCAGCCCCCTCCTTTAGATGACCTACAGATCATTCCTGAGTGTTATGCCACTCATCAACTTATACTGCTCGGTGAGCATTGCGACCCCCTTCGCGTTAATGGTAATGATCTTGTACCTGGGCTGCGTAGGGTCGAAGGTGATATCCACCATCTCTAACCCAGGTTCCCCCTCTACTGTCAGCTTGTGTAGCTTTCGTATCAACCTAGAGACCTGACTAGGGGATACGTTCAGCTTCTCAGCTAGTTCGTAGATCGTGATACCCGAACTACCACGACTAGCGATTGTCCACAGGGCCATATTGATGGTGCTTTGTTGATCTGTGACTGTTGTTACGTAGTCCATCGCTCGGACCATTCCCCGTGCTGCGTGTGTTACGCTTAACGTTGGCATAATGCCTCCTAATGGGGGCTGTGTTAAAAAGGCGGCTACTAGAGGGAGAAATCCAGCTTACTCATAATTAGCTGTAACAACTCTCCCCCCCTTAGGATATCCTAAGGATATGTCTAAAGCTCGTATCTCTCGTAAGTCTAATGAGAGACTAGGTATATGTATAGGGAGGGGTGGTGAGTTATACAACCTCATCACACTTCCTTAGTTATAAACCTTAGTCATGCTTTAGTTATCCTTAGTTGAATCTTAAGTTGATTCTTTATCATATCTTCTAGTAGCACACTTATTAGCTACAGCCCAATGATTCCAGCAATTAGCTGGTAAAGGTAGATGTTCTCAACAGGGTACGTAATTAGCGTACCCCCAATGGTTACTCCGCCGCTCGTCACCTTAAGCATAATTAGGTTCTGATGGGCTGCTTTCTCTAGATGGTGCATCTCTCCTTCGAGGTCTTCAGGTCCACTTATCAGGTGTACCTCTATCCTTTCTACGGGATCTCGAATCACATCATCATCAGTTAACCACTCCTCTAGACCCGTCTTGTGGTGGTTCCAGGTGGCTAGGAGGGCGCTCCCATGTCCCAGAAATGTCTCTAGTGCCTCCTCTGGGGCCGCACCTCTTGGCCCACCTGACTGGGTGGCGTTGGTGCCCACCTTAATCCTGTATCTTCCGTCATACAACATATATCTATCCCTGTGCATATCTACTCTGATTCATATAAACCCTTATGAGAGGCTAGAGGTGTGAATTGTACGACCCCAGCTAGGGGGGTTTGAGAGGGGGTGTGGGCTGCTCAAAATGTGCACAGTGCGCTCTCGTGAGGGTCAGGTAGTCGAAATAAGCCAGTCTGTCGGCGTACTTTAACGTCGTCTCAGCTATAGTTTTGAGGTGTGCCAGGTCATCCATAGTGTAAACCTAACAGTTCGGGGAAGGTGTAGTAAATACCTTTATACAAATGGAACCGCTTATTATGCATCTTTTCGGTAACTCCTTAACATGACATTGACTTGATCGTTAGAGGCGCGGGCAGATGGCGCTAGTATGGTTACGGAACCACCTGCAGCTATATACTCTGTTACAGATTGGTAGCCTAGAGATTCCAAGGTTGGCGGGAGTGGAGGTAGGGGCAAGAATGCGGCCCCTAATGCCGTCTCAATGTCAGCCATTATTGACTGATGGTGTAGGTCATACTGGTCGAGCGTGTCTAGCTTCATAATGTCGCTTCTCTTTGCTGGTGACTGTCGTGGTAGCAGATGGATATCACATGTTAACGGCTTGATCCTTTATCAAAATGGATACGGTTACGTCGCCATCCTGCCAGCTTGCATAGGCGGCTATTAACTCCCCGTATACTCTCATACCCGTGGATATACATTCATCGGGGTTTGCCCAGTCTCTATATATAACCGTTTTGGATAGCAGACGCTTGTGCTTAACGTACCCGCCTGTATTGTCCGCTGTCTGGTATTCTGAAAAGGCTCTAATTATGACCTCCCCACTCTCCGCCCATCTTGCTGTCGTCATTGTGTCGCCTCTCTTCGGTTTGCTATAGTTGATCCAGGCGATAGCACTAGCGTTACCACTAATGCCATCGGCTTGATTAACTATTGAGCAGGGATATACCTCGAGTGTATATAACTGCCCTGGTGCATATGCTAGGCGCTAGCGATTAACCGGACCTTAAGCTTGTCAGCATTAGCCATGACAGATGTGCCCCCATGTAGGTTGATAAAGATCGAACCCTTGCGCCCCGTTTGAGTTCCATTACATGACCCGCAATCAGCACATTGGAGTTTCTGCCCAGCCTCCTTTGAAGCGGGACACAAAACCTCACCTTTCGATTGCACGTCGCCATCTATGCCAACCCTAAAAGTGCGATAACCTAATTGATGCGCGTCAATAGCATCTTGTGCTGTATCTGCACTGGCCATGACCACGTGACTTATATTTGGCATGGTGCGCCATTGGTGAGTGTATCCAGTGGTGAGTGATGCGAGGTCCGCGAGTCTCTCCCATATGACAGTTGGGACCGCTGCAGGGTCACCATAGGACCCGAACCGTATAGGCTTGCCCGCTAGGTGCTTGTCGTGTTCTGGCAACCAGGCAGCATAACGGCCCCGATGATATGCTTTTATAATGCCCGTTTGTGCTTGATAGATTCGCACATAACAGGTTCTGCCGTTACCGGCGCCATCGCCCCTATGCTTACAGTCTCCGCATATTGCCTTGTCTAAGCCAGTCTGCAGTGCTGCCATTGGCAGTGCGTCGGCTACTAGTATATGAGTCTGCACCATATGACCCGTCTTGCTATTAGTGCTGCCCCCATCGATGCCGGTGATAATCATAACGATAGGCGTTACGCCATCAATCAGTGATGGTCCCTCATATGCGATTAGTCCTAATGGTCTTGTCATTGTGTTACCCCGTATTGTTCTCGTTAGTGGTTCGTTTCGTTTCAACCTGGGGACACGTTAAGATGTACCAGTGCAGATAGCAACACCAATGCACCAATATGCTTAGACTGTATAGCGATAAGAAGCTGCACCTTTAGAACGCACAGACAATTGGCAAAAGTGGAGAAGTTGACCCCTATGATCAATGCGGTCTCGTATCGTTGCCCCTAATGTCACCCGTTAGGCCCGCTATTAGTTGGTCATATAGACCACCTTATACACTCACACGCTATTCATACCCGCCAAACAGGCTGCAGGCCACGTAAACACTGGGGTAACCTGGTGATACCTAAACAAACGGTCGGCCTAAAAGGGCATGGGGGGCCCCTATTCCAGCCCCTGAGATCCCACTTGATAGGACCCCCCACCCCCCTGTGGGTCTGCGGCGTCGGGGGGAGTACTGTATGCAATCGCGCAGCTTTTTCTATTCCAAATAATAGTCAACTTGAGGTTCACCTAAAGTATGTCCACAGTTTCCCCCCGCCATACCCCTAAGGTTTCCCCTGAGGCTTCTATCTACCTGGTTACACCTAGTGAACCTGATGCGGTTTACTATGTTCACTCTAGAGCGGCGGCTGAACGAACCCAACTGCCTTTCAAGCAGATCCCGCATGCGTCCACCTTAGGAGTCACGTAATGCTTCCATTAGTCTCGACTGGCTTAGGTCTGGTTAGTACCTTCCTTCAGGGGAGGCAGAAGGTCTCAGCAGCTAAGGCCGAGGCTAAGGTAGTACGACTCACTACTGGCATCCCTGGGTACTCCGATGAGTTCCTAGTGTTTGTCTGGATGGCCCCGTTAGTAATGACCTTTGTACCCCCGTTGCAACCCTACGCTGCTAAGGGGTTCGCCTTAATGGCTGAACTACCTGATTGGTATGTAGGGATGGTGGGTACGATAACCCTCTCAGTTTTTGGAGTAGATAAGCTCCTTAGCTGGAAACAGAAGTAGTCCTCCACCCAGTGGCTCCATATGGCCCCACGAGTTAACCCTAGTATTTCCTTCGAGATAATCTAATGACCGAACTGAATAGCCCTACTGATGACGGGAAGGTATCCAAGAGATTCCACACCCCCATCTTCGACTCCCTCTCACCAATGCATCAGACCTTTGTTATGGTCTACTGCGATACTCTTGATAAAGTCCAAGCGGGACTAGCGGCTGGCTATAGTGATAAGAAGAAGCAGCTCCTAGATACCATACGGGATCGGGTGTTGAGTAAGCCTGAGGTGGTGGCAGCTATAGATGAGCTGCTAGCTTCTCGTTTGGAGCAACTATCAGGGGGCCAAGCGGCTCTCTGTGTGAAGCTCCTTAACCAATCCTTAGCAAGTATCTTCGACGTGTGTGAGATGGTCCCCTACCAGAATGGCAATGGGACTGTCATTGAGGGCAAGTTCAGCTTGATCCCTAAGCCACTCCATGCGATTGAAGCTCGGTTCCTCCCCGCAGTGAACTTCATCAGGCGTAACACGGATGGCACCTATGGTTGGGATAACGTATCCCAGCATAGAGCTGCCACCCTCCTCTCATCGCTGATGATGTGGGATCAGAAGCAGCTAGATCAAGCACCCCAACTCATCTTCAACTTCGGTGGTATCCAAGAGGAGCCATACGAGAGACCTGATGAGACTATAGAGCTGGGTGAGCTAGATCCGGGGGAAGACGAAGTCCACAAGTTGACTCACTAGGGGACACCTGATGAAGACCATTCCCAAGTCCTTCTCCTTAGGCCCTAGTGTTGTCTCTGTGGCTATACAGGATACCCTGATAGTCAAGTCAGCAGCATACGGCCTGTGCATCCCTGCCCTCCAGGCGATCTTCCTCCAGAAGGTGAATCCTGAGTTCAACAAGCAGGCCCAGGTACAAACCTTCTATCACGAGTTGACCCATATGATCCTAGATACTATGGGAGAGTGTGAGCTCTCCTCCAACGAGAGGTTCGTAGAGGGCTTCTCCCAGTTACTCCTCCAGTTCATGCAGACGGCTAATGGGAAGACCTGATGTTTACCAATAAGGAACAGCAGATCACCTACATGCCATCCCCGACTGGGGTCGAGTTCCACAATAGCAACGCAGATGTCAGATTAGTACTAGGCAACGTGGGTTCCGGTAAGTCCACGATGATGATCGTTGAGATACTCAAGATGTGTATCCAGCAGAAGCCCGATAAGAACAACCAGAGGACCTCCAAGTGGGTCATCGTTCGTGAGACCTATCCACAGCTTCTTGAGACCACCTTCGCCTCCTTCAAGATATGGCTAAAGCCTAACAGCAGCACCCGTAGATACAAACAGAGCTCCCCAATGAAGATCCTGTGGACAGACCCGTTGCCAGATGGCACGAGGTTGAATGTCGAGTTCATCTTCCAGGCAGTAGCTAAACCTGATGACTACGAGAACCTGAAGAGTCTGGAGCTCACAGGTGCATTCATTAATGAGTGTGGTGCGATGGACCAGGAGATCGTATCAGCGGTCCTAAGTCGGTTGGGTCGATACCCAGCACCAGTTAATGCCGTTGACATCGACAACCCTATCACACGGGTGTCCTTGATAATGGATACGAACCCCCCTGAGGATGACTCATGGGTAGCTCGTATTGAAGAGAACACCCCAAAAGGGTGGGAGTTCTTCAGACAGCCCCCTGCACTCATAAAGTCAGCTAAGTCCGACTCGGGGTACATGCTCAACCCGTATGGCGAGAACTTCAAGTATCTCGGTATCGGCCCTAAGGCTTACTACCTGGACCGCGTTGGCTCTCTCACCCCTGAGCAGGTGAAGGTACTCTTCTGTGGTGACTACGGTGTCACTAGTTCTGGTAAGGCTGTCTATAGACGCCAGTGGGACCACACCTACCACGTATCTAAGACCGATCTCTCTGCCGTTAAGGACTGCCCTATTATATTAGGGTGGGACTGGGGTAGGGGAGGTGAGTCCTGCATCGTTGGACAGGTGATGAAGACGGGGCAGCTCCGAGTTCTACAGGAGTTCTACGGGGATAACATTGGCCTCAGAGAGTTCGCCAAGGACTTCGTGCGTCCCTGGTTGGAGGAGCAGTATCCGCCAGCCGAGGGTTGGGAGATTATCTCCGTAGGTGACCCTGCTGGACTCTCTAGTCATGGCTTATCGGCTGACAGTAGGAACTACTTCCATGTGCTGAATGATGAGCGCATAGGTGTCTTCAAGGACTGGTTTGTCACTAAGCCAGCCCAGAGTAACCACGCTGAGATTCGCCTGAATTCAGTGCGACACTTCCTCACCACTAAGACTCGTCTTGGGCATCCTATGTTCCAGATAGACAAGTCCTGCAAGTTGCTCATTAAGGGCTTCAACCAATCATACGAGTACAGCCGTAAGCAGGTAGCCGGTAAGGCCCAGTTTAAGGATGTCCCTTGTAAGTCGGCTGAGAGCCACCCACATGATGGACTTCAATACCTCGCCTTATTCTGTCACCCAGACTACGACACATTGAAGCGACACACTGAGTTTGTCTCTCGGACAAGCGTTAAGACCATCAAGAATGTAGACCTAACTAATTATCTATAGAGGTGCCTAATGGCAGATACTCCCGCTGAGCAGTACTCCAAGGAATGGGAAGCTGACTCTGATGAGAAAGCTATCCCGAAGGAACAACAGACTAAGTTCGATGCGCGGAGTCAACTAGCGATCAAAGCACGAGAGTTTGTTGAGGAGGCAATTCAGGGGAGAAACCAGACCCAGATACCTCACGAGATCAGACGCTCATACGAGCTCTACAACGCCGTAGGGTTGGACTATAGAGACACCTCTGAGGAGTTCTGGGAAGGAACTCGATTATCTCTCAAGGAGGGATCTAAGGTTGTCCAGAACATCCTCCGTCAGATCACTAACGATGGCTGTTCCCAACTTGGGGATCTCCTCTACCCAACTGACCAAGACAACTTCGGACTCCTCCCCGTGTACCCCGCTAAGCCCCCCTTGAGTATTCAAGACCAATCAGCGGCTGACGCTAACGGCGAACCAATGGTGGATGAAACTACTGGAGAACCAGTAACCAACCTAATGGCATGGAAGGGGCGTAAGGCAGCCCTGGATCACAAGGTTGAACGTATGCTGACTAAGATCAAGGGGACGATGAACAGGGTCGAGTTCGGTAAGCTCGGTAGAACCCTAATTGAATCCGGCGGGCAAACTGGTACGGCAGTCCTCAAGGGACCATTCGTGGACCCCAAGAGGGACCGAAGATGGGCAAGGGGGACTGAGGGCGCTTGGGACTTACATTCCGACACCCGACAGCAGGCCACATACAAGGTCATCAACCCCATTGACTTCCTCCCTGACATGTCAGCTACGTGTACTGAAGACATGTCTCACGCCTCAACTCGTGAGTGGCTCTTAGCACGTCAGGTGCGGTCCCTGAGGGGTCTCGACTACTTCGACGAGCAAGTGGAAGAGCTGCTCGCTAGGAAGCCTGAGGGGCTCGCACAGACCTCTGAGGGGGACACTGAACTAAGGGCTATCCGTGATAACTGTATCGCAGAGTCCATGTACGGGAAACGGTACGAGGTCTTCGAGACCTGGGCTGACTTCCCTAAAGCCATGCTACGGGGAGCAGGCGTTAAGGCCATCCCAGGTGCCGAAGATGATGATGATAACGACGGTGATGATGAGGTGTTTGCCTGTGTGATTCACTGTGCTGGCATCTGTCTGAAAGCATTCGTATCCCCACAGCAAGCCACTACCGATATGCCGTTCTCCGTATGGAGCTGGGATGAAGATCCGAATGGTCTCTTCGGTAAGTCCATCCCATTACTCGGTGAGAATTCCCAGCTAATCTACAACGCTGCTTGGAGGATGATACTGGACCACGGTGGTGTCTCAGCAGTCCCTATGGTGACTATGCTAAGAACTAAGGTTACCCCGGCTGAAGGAGATCCTAACGACTATTCTCTACGGGGAGGAAAGGTCTGGTACATCAACGGGGACACCTTCAACCTACCAGATGGAACTCAGGGTAAACCCTTCGAGGTCCACGACATCCCAATCCACCTTGACCAGTTCTTTGCGATTATGGAGAAGGCTGAAGAAGATGCTTATAAGCTAACTGGCGTCACCCGAGTTGAGAAGAACGCCGCTGGCGTTGACAACGCTCCCCTGACATTAGGTGCTACCCAGATCTACCAGAACAACTCCTCAGTAGCCCGTCGTAGACAAGTCCGTAGATTCGATGACTTGATTACCAAGACTACTATGACTCGTCAGTATAGCTGGCATATGGAGTTTGAAGAGGATGATGAAATCAAGGGCAACATGACTATCGAGCCTCGTGGCTCCTCAGTGTTGATGCAGCGTGAGACCAACACACAGAACCTGATGATGCTCCTCCAGAACTCCGCAGGGCTGCCTGGGATGAAGACTGAGGCCATCATGCGGACTATCTCCGAGGGTATGCAGTTCCCCCAGGGTAAGTTCACAGAGACACAAGACGAGACAGATACCCGTAAGAAGGCTGAGGCTGAGAACCCCCCAATTGATCCAGAGTTGCAGATCGCCCAAGCCCAGCTTGAAACAGAGCAGGCTAAGGTTGAAGGCATTAGGGCTAAGAACGAAGCAGAGATTGAGCTCCGTATGGCCGAGATGCAAGCCAAGCAGCAGATCGATGCAGCCACCTTGGAACTCAAGGCTATCGATGCTGAACGTAAGCACATCAGAGAGATGACTAGGCTACAGCAGATGGGACAGATCGACTCCCAGCGGCTCCTCGCTCAACTCGACAAGCAGGAGCAAGAGGCCATCAATAAGGCATCCCAGATCAAGACACTACGGGATATCGAGGCCAGCCGTTCCCTCTCTAAAGAGGCTACCGATTCACAGGCAGCACAAACCAACCAAATGACCGCAGAAGCTAGACTAAGGGACGCCTCCACTAAGGAGTCAGAACTTAGGTTGAAAGCTTCCGGTCAAATCAAACAGGGGGTCTAGATGACACTACTATCGGATGTACCAGGAGTAGGGGACTTAGGTTTCGCTGGCTCACCTACTAAAGTTATAGGAACAGCGGTTGAAGTGGTGCCTGCTGCCAAGTTCACGGGTGGGCTCACTACTGACACAATAGGTGAGAAGACAGCCGCCGCTGGTGTCACTATCGATGGCGTGTTGCTTAAGGATAGTGGCGTCACCGGCACCCTCCAAACTGCTGCCCAACCTAATGTGACCTCGTTGGGGACTATTGCATCCCTTGTAGCCACTACAGCAGACATTAACTCAGGCACCATCGACGGTACAGTCATTGGTGCAGCTACTGCGGCTGCAATTACAGCTACAGGGTTAAACGTAACCAATAGCATTGTTGTTGGTGGAACCGTAGATGGGCGTGATGTAGCTACTGATGGTACTAAGCTAGATGGTATAGAGTCAGCAGCCACCGCTGATCAAACAAACGCAGAGATACGTGCTGCTGTAGAAGCTGCTATAGATTCTAATGTCTTTACAGATGCAGACCATACTAAACTGAATGCTATTGAAGCATTAGCAGATGTAACGGACACTATTAATGTCACTGCTGCTGGCGCTTTGATGGATTCTGAAGTTACTAATCTTGCAGAGGTTAAAGCATTCGCCTCTACAGCTTATGCTACAGCGGCTCAAGGCACTACAGCAGTCAATGCGTTACCTAAAGCTGGTGGTGCAATGACCGGCGCTATAACAACCAACAGTACTTTTGATGGACGTGATGTAGCTACTGATGGCGTTAAGCTAGATGGCATTGAAGCCTTAGCAGATGTTACAGATGCAACTAACGTTACAGCCGCTGGAGCCTTAATGGACAGTGAGCTTACAGCCGTTGCATCAGTCAAGGCTCTTAACCAAGGTGTAGCCACTACAGATAGCCCATCCTTTGTTAACATGGCCATGACAGGCACAGGATCTGTAAAAGTCCCAGCAGGTACTACAGCTCAAAGAGATGGTATACCAGCTAATGGTATGTTCCGCTATAACTCAACTAACGAGCAATTTGAAGGCTACCAAAACAGTGAGTGGGGTTCAATCGGCGGTGGAGGCGGTAGTAATACTTTTACAACTGATACCTTTACGGGCGATGGTGTTACAACTGACTATGCTTTATCGCAAGTAATT